TGGGACTGTCGTTTCCCAAGCTCCCCGGCCTGGATGATGACATCGGTTCCTTCTAATGAATATCCAAGCAGGCAATACCGCCGTCCTTGAGTCGCTGCAAGATATCAACCAGCGGGCCACTGACGAGGCAATTAAGTCGTGGGACGAGAACGGTAGTGGATGCTTCCATGTTTACGTATCACGTTATGTAAGTCAAGTATGGGATAATATAATAAGGTGGAATTGAATTGATTGTAGTGGATGCCATAGAACTCAACGCGGCCATCGGTAAACTTATGAAGGACGGGGTCAAGTCCGTTGGGATATTCCAGACCAAGGACTTGACGTAGTTCTTCAGTGCGCGGTTCATAACCAACCCAAGATATTAGTCAAGGGTAAAGAGGAACGATAGGTAATGACGACGGCAGTCGAGGATAATGATACCCTCAAGGTTGGCATCCAAGTACCGAAGCCCCATAGCGAGAAGCAGGCGGCCTTCGTACAATCGATAGCCAAGCGCCAGGTCTGTAAGTCCGGGCGTAGATGGGGCAAGACCTACGGCTCCGCCATTAAAGCCTGTCTTGCAATCCTCGGTGTATGCCCCGCTTGTCTCGGGAGCGGATGTCCCCACTGCGATGGCACCGGCACACTTCGTCAGAAGCGTATCCTTTATGCTGCCCCCACCGCAGAGCAGGTCGGCAAGTTCTGGTTTGAGATTGTCACCACATTGCAGCCAGGCATTGACGCGGGCTACTTTAAGAAGGATGAGTCTGAACATACCATCGAGGTGCCGGGCACTGAGATTCGTATCAAAGCAAAGACCGCCTGGAATGCATCGACCCTTCGCGGTGACTACGCTGACCTCCTGTTTCTGGAAGAGTTCCAGATGATGAACGAGGACGCCTGGGGAGAAGTCGGCCAGCCGATGCTCCTTGACAATAACGGCGATGCAGTATTTATTTTCACCCCGCCATCACTGAAGAGCGAGGGTGTATCGAAAGCCAAGGACCCGCGCCACGCCTCCAAGCTGTATAAGAAAGCAATGGACGACACGACTGGCAGATGGGTGGCCTTTCATTTTACTTCCTACGACAATCCTACATTGAGCACCGATGCCTTGGCAGAGATATCCACGGATATGTCCGAGGACAGTTATCGCCGGGAGATTCTGGCACAGGACGACGAGCTCGAGTCCTCCTGGTTAGTATACGGCAAGTTCAATGACAGTCTGAACAAGATTAAGCGGTTCGAGATTCCCAAGAGCTGGCCCGTTTACTCCGGCCACGACTTCGGCACCGCCAATCCAGCAGCCTTGTTTCTCGCACAAGTCAAGCTACCCATCCCGAAAGAGGCATCCCCGTGGTTGCGGTACGGAGACTATGTCATATATAGGGAGTACGCCCCCGGACCAGGGTTCGCGGCACCGCAGCATATTGACACGTTCCAAGAGTTCCTCGGTGACAGGAAGCTGGCCAGAGCGGTTGGCGGTAATGCTAATACCGAGGAAGAGACTAGGCAGTTATATCGTCGGCTCGGTTGGCCAATTATGGCTCCTGAGATGAGCAAGGTCAACCTGCAGGTGGAGCGTGGCATCTCATTGATGGGGAACAGTCAGATATATGTGTTTGAGGATTTGAGCGAGCTGTTACGGCAGATACACGACTGCCTATGGGTAATAGACCCAGAGACCAAGCAGCCACTCAACACCATAAAGAATGAAGCAAAGTACCATGCCCTTGCCTGCTTCCGCTACCTGGCTACGGCTTTGGCCGTCAATAAGGTACATCGAGAAGGTGGCGCTCAAGCGTGGGAATATTAGGAGAGAGTCATGGTTGATACCAATCTACAGATGGTAGAGGAAAAGGAAGAAGAGTTCGGACTACGGAATGCCAGGCAGGATGCCGACCGCTCCCTGTATCTCCTCGACCCGTTTGTTCTTAAGGGCACGGATAACAAGCCTATCCCGAAGGTGACCAACGTCACGATGAACGAGCCACGTATCTTCGCCGAGAAGGTTATGTCAATCATTAACGGTGCCACCATGCAGGCGGTCGCCAAGGGGCGCCAGTTGTCGGAGACGGACAAGGTTAACGTCCAGAATTTCATGGACGACCTGCTGACGACCATCGATAATCGGCTTATCAAGCGCGGCAGAACCATGCTTCGTCCGTTCATCACTGAACAGAACTGCTTGCGCGGCACAATCGTAACCAGGAATATGTTAATGGAAGCCGGAGGGAAGTTCTATCCCGATGTACTTCAGGCTGATTCCAGGTACGCAACGTATGAGTATGACGCCAATGGGTTAGCGTGGGTTAACGCTGTAACTCACAGAAACGAACGGATGCTTAAGTCTGAGTACCCAAAGGCAACCAATATTCCGAACGGAAAGAAAATCAAGGTCCGTGATTTCTGGGACAAAGATATAAACGAAGTGTATGCGGACGGTAAGAAGATATTTGACCAGCCGAATACCTATGGATATCCTCCGTGGGTTGTCGTTGAAAGTTCTGCCGGCCCTGCCCTCGCGGACGAGGATTTCTTTGTGTATCGCGCAGAAAGTATCTACGCAACGGTGCGCGGACTGTACCCAGAGTTGAATCGGCTGGCGTCAATCGTTCAGACCCTTTCGGTCTGGTCATTCCTGGGGCCGATGCAGTACGAGAGTGAGCTCGGTGAGATGGCAGCGAAGCCAGAGCAGTCACCCTATGGGGAAAAGACTGTATTGCCGGTTGAAAAGGGTGGTGGCTATAAGCCATTCCCAATCAATGATGTTAAGCAGGCTACACGCCTGTTCCAGTACCTGCTGCTCTCTGCCATTCAGAGGGCGACGTTCTCTAATATGGAGTACGGTACTTTGAGTATGCCATTGTCATCGGTTGCAATCGCCAAGATGATGGCACAACGCGCCTCCATTATCCAGTCAAGGATGTACGACCAGGGTTCTTATTACCGGCAGACCGCAAGGATGTTTGTCGACCAGTACATCGCTGGTGGTTACTCCGCTGAGTTGGGCGAAGAGGGCGAGGAAAGAGAGTACGCCCCGGCAGACCTGGATAAAAAGTTCACGATGCTATATAAGTTCTACTCCATCTCCCCGGAACAGGATGCCGCCAACCACTCGATGGCTGCTTCGATAAGGCCCGGACTTCTGTCGGACGACACTATCAGGCGCGACATTCTTCACCTGGAAAACCCAGAAGAAGAGGATGCCAAGGTTAACGCCCAGGCCGCCAGGCAGAGCGATATGGCTATCAACCTTTTCGAGAGAGGCCACGACCTCATTGATTTGGCCGGAGAACCTGGTGCAGAGAAATACTACATAGAGGCCGAGTTCGTCCTCCAGCAGTTAGAGGTAATCCTCCGGCAGCGAATGTCCGGTAATCCAATCGGGTTTGGTGATGGTGCCAGTGCCCCGACAGGAACGGCCACGCCGACGATGCCGGTATTTGGTGGTGGTGGGGGCAATGCCAACATAAGTGGCGAGGAAGATATGGGACCCGAAGAACAGGAAGAACGCAGTGATAGCCGAGCTGTTACAGTCCGGCGCCAAACGGCAGAGTAAACTTCGCTTGTTTGTCTACTCCACTTGCGTTATAATATACAAATGGATAAAGAGCAGCTTAAAGAGTACAAGAGGAAATACAGGAAGGAGCACAAAGAAAGTATTCGTTCCTACATGAAGCAATATCGTCAAGATAATAAGGAAAGGATAAGAAGCCAGCAAAAAATTAAACGTTTAACTGATGGAGGGGAGAGGCGAAGGGAGGATAAAGAACGTTATTGGAATAATAGGGAAGAACAACTCGAATACAGAAGAGCGTGGGGAAAGAAGAATAAATTGAAGGTAAGGGCTGCTAAAATTTTGACAGGCAGGAGACTAAGGCGCAAAATACGCTTGGCTGCATTATCTGTTTTGGGTGGTAGATGTGCGAAGTGCGGTTTTTCTGATGAGAGGGCTTTGCAAGTAGACCATAAGAATGGCGGTGGAAATTCTCATAGAAAGCAATTTAAGAATCAAACAGATTATTACAAGCATATTATTAATGGAGAAACAGAAGGATTGCAGGTACTATGTGCTAATTGTAACACAATTAAAAGAGTGGAAAACAAGGAGTACAAAAATTATGATTTTTCTATTGCGGAGGGGTAAATGGCCAGCAAGTTAACTCACAAGGAATTTGACAAGCGCGTGCTTATAGCAATGCAACCTGCGGTAGCGGGGGCCAAGGCTCCGGCCACTATCGGTGGTTTACTCGAGAAGATGAAGGAGCGGGGCAAACCCGGACAGGCTCCTACCCAGAATGTAACATCAGAGAGGTAGCAGTATGCCATTATCTTCATTGGATAAAGCCTTTAAGGACCCGGTTAAGAGATATTCAGCCGAGCAAATACTCGACCGCAGATTTAACGAGGAACTCACCAGCCATTTTGATGAGACCCCGGACGCACCGTTTCGTATCGATACAGCAAGCGCCGGTTTATATGATATCAACATCGGTGGCGATGATGGGTTCGAAGGCGAGATTAGCCCTGAGGATTATGGGGTTTGGAAACAGGGTGGAGAACTCTCGATTTATCGCGTGCCTAATGCCCAGAAACAGGCGGAGTACGACCAGGGAATAGCTGACTTTGAGGCTACGAAACTCCCGAATCTCCCTGATGAACTTCGTGTAAAATGGGGTGAAGATAATTTCTGGCAGGACTACGAGACGTGGGCCACTGACGACTGGAACAAGAAGGTCGACGCCCTCGCTCCATTCGTTGGTATGCCGGTACAGGATGCCCTGGACGCAGGATTGCCGGAGCAGTTGGTTCGCGATGTCATCGGTAATGAGGCATACGCGGAAGCGATGTCTGAAGCGTCTCAGCCCATCAATCCTTACGGATATATTTGGGTTGACGGCACTTACGTCCCGGCGTCGATGAACCTGGAGAACACCAAGAATTTCTATCAAGAGCATCCCGAGTTGCTGCCTGAAGGTATCTCCGCGACTCTTACGAATGAAGAATTAGATACCCTTATAGCAGAACAGGAGGGGCGCCGGAAGAACTCGGTGAAGGTATGGAATGCTGTATTTCCCGAGATACTTGATTCTCATCCAGACGAGGATAAAGCTGGTATAGTCGATGACCTTGTTAATCGGCTTGCCACTGATGAGGACTTCGAGCAGGTATTTATTCAGAGACTTACTGACACCGGCAGGACTTCGAACACCGAGGAGCTACTGCTGGCCATCGGCGCCACGGAAGAGCAGATTGACGAGTTCTATCCAGAGGTGGTTCCACAGGAAGAGGTATTGGCCTGGCGTAATGTTAATACTGGGGCAGAGATTACTGATATTGAGTATCAGAGGAAAATAGCCGAGTATGAATCGCCACCTTCTTTTACTGAAAGTTTGATGAAAGTAATAAGCGGTGAGCAGAAACCATTTGTCGGGTCAGCTGAAGAGAAGTCTCCTGAAGAAATGTATACTCTTACCGCTACTGGGAGAGAGCATCGAGTTACTGCATTTAAGATATTTGGAGAAGCTCTGATTAGGACTCCAGAGCAGGCCGTTGCATCTCTCATAATGTTAAGAGGCGAAGGCGGAGCTAATATAAATTATCCAAATTGGATGACTGAGTGGATTGATTCTGCGAATAATAGTTCGACGGAGTTTGTCGAGTTAGCTATGAAGCAGCAAGGGCCGACCACTTTCCCAATAACCTACGCCGATATAGCGCAGATTCCACCGAGTCTCGGTTTCTCCATTGTGTCGATGGGGGCTGGTGGCGCTGCGGCGGCTGCGGTAGCGCCTTTCACCAGGGCAGGTGCTTGGATTGCAGGCAGTGCTGCGTCAGGATGGGCTGCATACCAGATGGCAAACTATCAGATAATGCAATCATACCTTGACCTCAAGAATGAGGAGATGCAAAAGACTGAGGGTCGCAATATCAGTATAGAGGAGGAGGCTACTCTGAAGGCTGATTTCAGAACTCTTGCGTTTCAGTACGGTATGTGGGAAGCAGTCCCGGAGGCGATAAGCAATCTCGCATTCGCTGATGTATTATTTCGCCCGCTCGCAAAGACTGCTACAAAGAAAATCGCCAAGGGAATAATCACGAAACTTGTTGAGTTGTATGGTACAGAGATTGGAACTGAGACTATTACTTCATTGGGGCAGTCGAGGGTTGAGGTTAAGGCTGGCTTGCGAGATAGGAGTCTTAATGCTTTTGAGGCGCTCAAAGAGGTGGCCGCTCCAACATTCCTCCTTGTTACAATTACGGCTGGCTCCGGACACGTCAGTGTGAATACCTACAACAAGGTAAAGAAGTCGTTGCATCGTGATCTGAGTGATGACATTGAGTTACGCGATATGATTGAAGAGTTTTTGCCAAGTATTATTGATAAAAAAACGGGAGTGATTACACTGCCGGAAATAGCAGCAAGTAAACCAGTGCTTAACTTGAGAGAAGAACAGCATGAGTCAGGAGCCACAGTGCTCAGGGATTACGATGCCAATGGGGACGCTACTGGAAACTTTATCCAGTACAGAATAACCGAGACCACAATGAAGATTGAGGGAGTGAATGTATCCGAAGAGCTTAGGGAACAAGGCTTGGGCACTGAAATGTACCTTAAGGTCCTCGGTATAGCTAAGTCTGAAGGATTATCTGTTAACGTCGACTTGGCAACCGATGAAGGCGCTGCAATAGTAGGTAGTTTGGTTGATAAGGGCATCATAACTACAGACAAGATTCCTGCCAAGATGACAGAGATAAAGATTACGGATATAAATATTGAGGAAAAGACTGCGGTTCCAGCAGTAGCGGAAACCAAAGAAGTTGATACGGCTGAGTGGGGCTCAATGACATTTCAGCAGAGGCTCGACTTCGCGGTAGAGCGTGGAATGGCCGGTGAGGTACAGATTATCCCTCCTACCGAAGAACTTGCGGCCATAGCTAATGATATAACAGCTATGCATAATACTCGCGAAGAAGGGATCGCTCCAGAAGCTGAAGAAAATGAGGTGGGGTCTACCTATAATCTTTATGACGGGAATCTTGCCAGGCGCAAGGCTTATTCCGTTGCAGGTTTTGCAGAACGTAGCCAGCATTTTGATGGAAGAGATGTTACTCCGCAGCAGATTACTGATTTCATCAATGCCAATCTTGATTTACTTAATCGCAAGGGCGTTAGTGTCGGCACTTGGTACGAGAAAGGGAAGACAACTCTGGATGTAGTGTTTGCCGTAGACGATAAGACTGCCGCCATTGATATCGGGCGGGCGCAGGGGAAGGATGTCATCTATGACCTGGCGAATAATCGTATTATCCACATTCCGGCTGTAACGAAACCAGCGATATCACATTACAGTAATCAATCTAATCTCACCCATATAGAGCCAGAGATGGCTGGCGGCGGACAAACTCAGCCGGAACTACAATTCGCGCAGGAATATAAGCCGCATTTTAAGGAAGGATGGTTTGCTAAACGCTGGTATGGTTACTCGCAGGGGCAGGAAGCGGATGCCAAAGTATCGGGGACTCCTTATATTATCAATGAAAATCTATCGGTATATGACCCGCAGACTGCATCCCAGGAAGAGCAGGAACGATTTCGTGATGCGGAAGAGTGGTTGATGGCCAAGTTCCGCAAGGAGTTCGGCGCCAACTTCGGGAGCCAGGGGACGCAAGCCTATGCCGAAGTGCAGTATGCCACGGCAAAATACCTTGGCTACGACGCCTATAATACCGGCGACCACCTGACCGTATTTAAGGATGTGCTGATTGCCTTTCGCGGGGAGCCTGTTAAGGCGGTTCCGTCAAAGCCTGTCCCTCAGACGGTAGGAATACCCGATGTTCCTGTTCAACCAGAAAGGCGCGGCAAGATAATTCATCAGTCACGAGAGATTGTTAAACAGGATAGGCCGGGTGCGTTAAACAAGCTGGCGCAACGTATTCCTGGTCTTGGTGCGGCTTTAAGATTTGAAAGGCCGGCATTGGAAGTAATAGGAACAGAGGCGGAGCATTTGCTGGTTGCTCAGGTGGCAGAAGTAGGAGCATTGTCCGAGGTTAACACCAAGCAGATTGTTACCCGTCTCCCCCTGTTCAAGATATTAAACGGGGTATTCGGGGAGAATGTATTAAGGGGAGAGAAATCTGATATAGAATTTATCGGCACAACTAAGGAGGCTGATAATCCGATAACCGGCACACTCCTTGATATAGTCCAAAACCCGCAACTATATAAATTAACACCGACTCAAGAATCCGCCGTTAAAGCAATCAATGAGCATAATAATACTACACTGGATTATGTGGTTAATGAATACGGCGCAGAGATTGGCAAGTTTGAACCCAATCCTGGCGGGGCGTTCCTGTCGAATGTGGATGTGTCCGAAGATGTAATTGAGTGGCTTGGAAGTGAGACAAGGGCGGTAGCATCAGGGCGCGGGAAGACCCGTGTATGGAAAACAGCCCGCGATAGGATGGGGGGCAAAACTCCATTCACCCCGGAACTGGATGTGAAGAAACTTATTGAGGGGATGGACTCGTTTAAGTCAAAGGCTGCTGCCGGAGTGACGTTCAAGGAAGTGGCTGGTGGATTGACCAAGCTCGAAGCCATGGAGACAACTCATCCAGAACTTTACGAAAAGATGATTGGATTAAGGAAGCGGCTCCAAAGGCTGCAAGGATACAAGCGTGTTCTGTCCGTCCAGCAAATCGAGGCTCTCAATAATTTCCTCAAATCTTCTCATGAAGAAGCAGACTTGATAGAGCTAGATGATGCTTTCTATTTACAGGCGGGGAGATATGTCTCAAAGGCTATGGCTGGTACACAGTTAGCTGATATTCAGGCGCAGATAGAGAAAGTCAAAGATGAAATTCGGGAGATTAGACCTGCGTGGAAAGTTGCAAATCTCAAGCCCTTTGTCTTTGTTCAGGAAGGATTGTATCGGTATTTTACTGCGAAGGAGGCCAAATATATTGTCGCCGCGCGGCAGACAACTAACAATCCTGTTCTGCGGTTTATAGAGAGATGGAGGGCCGGAGCGTTCTCAGGTGACTTTTCGCCATTTGCTATTCAGGGATTGATAGGTGTCCAGGCCGACCCGGTTGGCAGTCTCCAGGCTTTTGGCGGAGCAGTATCAAAGGCTTTTGAGAACAGGGACTTCAAACATTCCATCACCGTAGATGGGTTAATGGACGATATTATCGCGCACCCGGAAGAATTCGCGGAGTTTAGTTCCATGATGGGGCGGCAATTAAGCGGGACTCCTGCTGAGTATGCGGCGGGGTTCCTGAGCAAGATACCGGGGTTTGACCGATTTACCGAGACGACTTATGTTACAGTAACGCGAGGCACCTTCAATCTGTGGAACAGGACATGGACACGATTAGTTGAAAGCGGAGTGCCTGAGATAGAAGCGAAGGTGGCTGCCATTGAGGTAGCGCGAGAGGTATACCCGCTGGTGGCTCCCGCCAAGTTGGGGCAATCTCAAAAAAGAAGTGCGCTGTTGAGGGCGTTCCCCACCTCGTATTCTTTTATAAGGCAACCTGCCAGCTTGATATCTCAAGGCAGTATGGGGTATGCCAAGTTAATCACGGGGCAGAAACTTTCTAATCAGGAGCGTTTAGCCATTCGGCATTTGACTCTGCTGGCGGGTTCAGTGGTAGCTACCTCTGTTACCAGTGCCGTTGCGTCTGCAATAGCACAAGGGGCAGATGATGATGAGATATGGAAGGCCGTTTGGGATGCAGTCAATCCCGACCCTTACAATGGGAAGTTCCTCAGTGTCATTGTTGGGGATTTCAGGATACCCTTGGGCGGCTCCTATCGGTCTATCTTTAGAGCAATATACCCGCAGGAGGTAGAGGGAATCCCGTTCCCTGTGCCATTTGCCGGAATGCCAATGTTTATCGTCAACCGTATTACGCCTGCGATTAAGACACAAATAAACTTGCTATTGAACAGAGATTATTACGGGACCAAAATAATCAAAGGCGAGTTCCCTGAGAATATCATTAGGGGATTGCTCTATGAATTGGAGGGTGCGGTTCCTCTATCCATTGGCGAAGGCATAGGGGGAGTTCGAAGAGATGAGTGGCCAGAGGAGATAGCGCAGCAGGTAGCTGCGCAGTTTGTTGGCGTCAATCTGATGAAACTGGATAACACTTATTTTCATAAACTGGTCAGGAATTTGGGATTACCCACCAGTGAGTTATCGCCGCTTTATTCCGAAGATGTGGACTATTTCAGAACCAATAACCTTTATGGGAAAGTAACGAGTGTTTTATCGGATGTCACAATCGAAGAGATAAATAAGAGGAAGGGGTATCCCCCTCTAATCAAGGTAATAATTGAGGCGAGGGATTTGAAGAGGGAAGTCGACTTGCTTCCTAATCACAGTCCTGCGTCTTTGGATGCCGAAAAGTATGAAGATTATTATCGCCAGTGGGGGGACAGGGAAGTATTGGTGGCCGAGGGTGGTGATGCTGTTTGGACTATTGAGGAATTAGTGGGCGGGAGATACAAGACAAAGACTGTTACCGGAGAAGATGCTGTAAAAGCATTCGACAGGAAATACCCGCAGGCTGAACTAGGCAATATGACATCAAAACAATATGCGTTGCTTGACCAATATTGGAAGTTAGGTCCCGAGGAGCAAACGCAATTCCTTTTGGAAAATCCAGAAATAGGGGTCAATCCCAAGACGGATTATTTATTGACACATCCTAAAGAAAACGCGCAACTAGCAGTATGGGGTCAGGCCAAGGTGCTATCCATTGAGGCATATAATGAAAGTAAATCATTGATACAGCAATACGATATACCGGAAACAGCAGCCCCTCTTATCACTGATGCCGGTAAATCTATGCTGGCTCTTGATGAGGAGTCTATAAGTAATTATTTCCTGCGAGAGGAAGCGGTTACGATGTACGGCGCCCAGAGCCATGAATCGCTGCTGGTCCTTGCGTCCGACGAAGCATTGCGTGATTGGTATGGATTTGCCAAGCCTTCGTATGCGGTAGAATATTACCAGCTCGGGGCTACGTACCGCGACGAACGAGAGTATTATGACAAACTGAAAGATAACAGCAGTGAACTTTACATAAAGGATATCGATGATAGGTGGGCAGCATTCGATGAGGCGTATCCTAACAACGGATACCGAATAAGTCTTGCGAAGATGCAGGCCATCAGTAAGGAATATAGTGCTGACGACGTGGAGTTATGGGCGGAGCGAGAGCAGATTGCCATCGACTCCGGGTCCGGTAACAGTGCTGAAGTCAAGATCTTCTTCTTTGAGCACCCAGAGCTATTTGCTACAGCCAGGGCAGCCAAGCTGGTAACATCAAATATGACTGAGTGGAATGAACCGTCGCTTAGCATCGATATTGAGTACCGTGATGAGGACACCAAATATACGACTGAGATATCTGAGCGCTTCAACAACATGGACGACGACCAGGTGGACGCCTTACAGCCTCCAGCCGGTTATAATCCTCAGTGGTGGTCTACGATTACCGCGAGCAAGAAGAGGGACCTGCTGGCTTCATTGGCCCGTGAGGATATGCTGGACAGAGATAACGATTACCGTGTCGCCAGGATACAGCGCGACGCTTATGGTATCGAGCACGCTCATCAGGTGAGTAATGTCCCTGATGGATTTGTTGATTCCTATATGAGCTACGAGGAATTGCCTTTAGCCGGGCATCGCCGCGACAGGTTTCTTGCAGCTCCTGAGAATAAGCACTTTGCCACATTCATGAGTGAGACGATTGGTCACAGTAGAGCCGGTGAGGCATTGGCGCATCCAGAACTTGTGCCGGTGGTAGCATACGACAATATCTACGATGATTTTCAAGATGACTACGAGCGACTGGACGGCCTGACCGATGAGAAGTCCGCGTACTACGTGCCAGACTACCCGCTGAATACTGTAACAGGCGAATCACCCAGGGATATAGCCAGGCAGGCGATGCTCTTCAATAAGGATGGAACACTCAGTGACTTCGGGGTTGCTGATGTGAAGAGGACTGGATATAAAGAGCTTGTTCCAGAAACGTACATAGGCCGCTATACTGATTTCAAGGTTTTATCTGTTGAGGGGATACCGGCTTCTTGGCCAGAGGATTCCACTGGGAAGAAGCGAACCTGGTATGAGGATGACTGGTACTTGCAAGAGCACCCATCTTTCTACGATAATGTCTACATCGGGTTGCTGGATAGTACGCCCTATTCAAAGGATGATTGGGAAAGAGTACCAACGAGGGAGGTATGGAGCGCTTATGTAGAAGAGTATCTTAAGGCAGCCACCGCAGCCGAAAAGCGACGCATTAGGTGGAACAACAGGCCACTTGATACGTGGGGACAGATAGCGTTCGGATGGACATCAATAGAGAACAGACGGACAAAGGCTACCCCTACTACCGCAGAGAAAACAATCACAGGAATCAGGGAGGCTACGAGCCCATACACAGGCGAATAGTCTTTACTTGACATAACTGGTATAATTAAGAAGATTAAATGGAGGAACCAAATCATGGGCGACCTAGAAAATCCAGAACAGGGCGACCCCCAGAACGATGGGCAGACCTCTGATGCTGGCAAAGGGACCTCAACAGTACCCGAAACACTGACCAGGGCAGAGCACGAAAAGTTCTTGAGTGACAGCAAGGCAGAGTGGGGCCGGGACCTTAAGGCTGCAAAGGACGAGGCTGCTACAGCGACCTCTGCTCTCGCAGGCGTTAAGAGTGATTATGACGGAGCGTTGGCAAAGCTGAATGACATCCAGCGTCGAATCGACGAGAAGGAAGAGGCTGAAGCCAGTACCAGTCCCGAAGCCCGTACCTTATATCAGCAGAGAAAAGCCTCAAGAGTGCAGCTCGATAAAGCAGATGCAGACTTGCGTGAAGCGAACCGCATCAAGCTGGCCGGTGAGACCGCATTGGCGTCAGCGCAGACGATATTACTGGATAACAGCATCGTAACCGTTGCTGTCAAGAATCACATCGACATCGAGAAGTTCAAAGCCCAAGTGAATAGCCTCGGTCTTACCGAAGCGGCTAAAATCGAAGAGTTTGCCAAGGCATTTAAGAGTGGCAATCCTCCGGTCGTCCCGCCCAAAGGTGATTCCGGTCAGTCAACGGGGGGTAGCTCCAGCGACGCGCTCAAGGAACGATATCCAACAATGTTTTAATAAGGAGGTGGCCCAATGGCTACCGCAATAGGCAGTTCGTACTTAACCCTGCTTGACTACATCAAGCGAGAGAAACCCGGAGGTGGAATTGACAGTATCGTTGAGGTACTGGCCGCCACCAATCCCATCGTAAACGATGCCAATGTCATGGAAGGCAACCTGACGACTGGGCATCGGAGCACTCAGCGAGCCACGTTGCCTTCGGGCACCTGGCGTAAGCTGAACCACGGTGTCGCCGCGTCGAAAAGCACCACCGTGCAGCGCGATGATGCTTGCGGCCTGCTCGAAGCGTATTCCGAGGCGGATACCGCTGTCGCCAATCTCGGTGGTAATGCCGCCGCATTCCGCGCTTCCGAGGATGACGCATACATTGCCGGTCTCAGCTCCGACTGCGCCACCGCCATCTTCTATGGCAACCAGGGCACCGACCCGGAGCAGATGCACGGCCTGTCCCCCCGGTACAACAGCACGACCGGCGATTACGGTTCTCAGATAATCGACGCCGGTGGCTCCGGCTCCGACAATACCTCGGTATGGCTGATTACCTGGGGCGAGAAAACCTGTTCCATGATTTACCCGAAGGCGAGTAAGGCCGGTCTCACGTCCCAGGACCTCGGGGAAGTCACGTCAGTCGATTCCAGTGGTAATATGCACCAGGTATTCCGCACCCACTTCGTGTGGAACCTCGGCATGGCATTACTGGATTACCGATACAACATCCGCATCTGCAACATCGATGTTTCTGACCTGATGGCTGACGCCAGCGCTGGCACTGACCTGATGGACAAGATGCTCAGGGCTTACTACGCCAGGCCGTCCGATGGCCTTGCCAATCTTGGTAAGACCTACTGGTACACCAACAAGACCATTGCCATGTACCTGCATATGCAGGCGCAGAATAAAGCGAATGTGAACCTGACGCTGGCGAATCCTTCCGGCGACCCGATGGTCAGTTTCCTGGGCGCCCCGATTCATGTTTGCGATAACCTGCTTTCCACCGAATCAGCGGTGAGCTAACCCAACGTATAACAAGGAGGCAAATTAATGTTTGTCGATAAAGAGTTACTCTTAAGTGACGGTCAGGACCTGAGTCAGACTGCTGACACTTATTACTCGTCCAATGCCATCAACCTCAGCAGTGTTGTTGGCGACATTGGCAACGGTGCCCCGACCTGGATGGTTTTCGTAGTCGACGAGGCGTTCGCTTCGACGGGTGCTGCCACGGTAGTCTTTGCCATAATCGACGAAGAAGATGCCACCCTGGATGCCAGCTCGGTAGTCATTTTGCAGACGGCGGCCATCGCCTATACCACTCTTACCGAGGGTAAGACCATCTGCATTCCGCTGCCCGCAGGGCTGATTACCCAACAGTACATCGGAGCGAGTTACACGATTGCCGGTGCCACTACCACGGCTGGTACGGTTTCGGCCTTCCTGTCTCCGCAGCCCGTACTGAATCCGTAACTCGCAGTCCCAACCGGAGGGGGTAAGCCTTTTCGGTTGGGACTTATAGAATGAACGTATACGGTCATCAGGGCGAACCTGCTACCGTAATGAACTGAGGAGGTTCATAATGTTTTGGAGAGGCATAAACAAGTTCAAGAACATTGAGATAGTTCCCGGTGGGGCCGCTTACGGCTTCGGGAGCTACAATACCCTGGGTCGCACTTACTTCGTGAATAACATCACGGGCAGCGCGACCAATGATGGCCTTCGTTGGGACAGGGCTATGGACCAGCCGAGCACCGCTATCACGGCGTCCGAGGTTTACCGCCAGGACAGGGGTAGCGTTACCACCAATGACTATATCCGCAACACCATCGTCATCCAGGGGACTGGCACGGCCTACACCGCATTGGTCGCGCTTCCGAGCTACTGCGACATCATAGGTATCGGCGCGGACCCGTTCGGCAACGGCGCTGGCATCGCAAGGATTGGCGCGGATAGCGGCACCTCTGAGGGCGTTCTCGCCACGGCCACGGTACGCGGCGTTAACTTCTACAACCTCCAGTTCCAGGCCGGTACTGGCGGCTATGCCTTTAAAGGGACAAGCCTGTTCCGAAGTAACTTTGTTCACTGTTGCTTCGCCACGAATGGCGACCCCGGTGGCACTCCCGCTGCTGGCTTCGAGATGGGCATCTGTGGCGGAGTCAATATGACCGACTGCATGTGGAATAACCAGAGCGCTGCGGCTGCTCAGTTCACGGTCGGCTTCAATATTACGTCAACCCACTTCCACGGTTGCGTAATCAAAGACTGTCATATCGGCGGAGATGTCGGTATCGCCATTGCTGCTGGATGCGTCAATGCCTGGGGCTCGAGGTTCCAGAATTGCTACATCGGCGAGTTGAGCGAAGCCTGCTCCATCGGTGTCGACGACAATGCCACCACTGGGCACATCATCTATGCCGGTTGCTTTATGAGAGCGACTGATTCCTTCGACCTGGTTGATGATGCTACCAGGATAATCGGCTGTACCGCAGCCAATGCCTTTGAAACTTAATACCATCGTGGTATAATTCTGGGGATGGGGGGTTAATTCCCCCCTACCCTCGGAAAATAATAAGGAGTTTGCAGGAAGTATGAAGTATCGATGTTTAAGAAATTGCTATGTCGGCGACCGAATGAGGATTGCTGGCGAGGAATACGAAATAGTAGGGAGCACGGTAATATCTCCCAAGAATTTCGTCTCAATGGAACCAGAGGCTGATGTAGTTGTCGAGCTGGCCCCAGAGAACGCCACCACGACCGCCAAGGAAGAGACGACAGCGCCTCCGCCCGACACCACTACTACTGAGTCGGATACCAAAACGGAAACCACGACAGAGGCGCCGGTAACCGCAGAGGAATTTAAGTGTTCCGTCTGTGGTAAAATATGTTTATCGAAGGGTGGTCTTTCGACGCACAGAAAAACTCACAAAAAATAAATAAACTGCAAGGGAATCATAGCAAGGAGGAAAGAAAACCATGTCGATTCCAATTCAGAGAGTAGCAAACCCACTATTCGGACAAACCACGCTGGCCGCTGGAAACAACGGACTGGCTTCATGGGTTAGAGGCGAAACATCCCCACTCGACCAAAAGGGCTCCACGGGATGGCTTGCCATGCTGACGGGCGGTGTCCAGACTGGCGATGACTGGGCGAGGGTCAACATCCCCGTTGATGAGATTTTCGTTTCCACTTTTACCGCCGCACTTTGGTCGTACTATATGACCGCAACCGAAACGATGGGTATCAATATCGTTATCTGGGTGCATGACCCCAATGATTACGATAATCGGGCAGAGATTACGCAGCTCGGTGGCCACGCAGACTTGCCCAAGGCTTCGGGCTGGAACGCTTTTAAGTTCACGCCAGCTACCGGAGGGATGTTCTTTTATGGAGAGAATACCACTGGCACTGGCCTGACGGCAGGTACTCAATACCTCTGGTCTCAGTTCATGGCGGATGCGCTATTTAAGAGCTGGACGATTTACCGTATCACGATTGAATACGGTTGGGAAGCATCTGGTACATTTGACGCGGCCTATGTCGCCGACATCAAGTTGAATGGAGTTGCGGTTCCTCTTCAGCCTGGAACAGAGGTAGTGTTATCCAATGCCGAGATTGATATCGGTGATGTTACCCTGCTCGCTGGTACTGCTGACATCGGAGTGGTTGGTCACAATGTTACCGGGGTAGCAGATGCAAGGGCTGCGGTGACCACTGCTGGTACAGCCAATGTTATCGCCGCTTCTACGGCAGCCAAGTCCGTTATCATTACTGCAGAAACAAACAACACCGGCATTATAGTCGTTGGCGGGTCAACTTGCGTGGCGGCTGTAGCTACGAGGAGAGGAACCCCTCTGGAGGCTGGTGAGAGTATGGGTCTGGACTGCGATAACCTTAATGACATTTACATCGATTCCGAGGTTACCGGCGATGGCATAACATTCACTTATGTGACATAGGAGAGATTATGAGTAATTTTATAAGCAGTAATGCAAAGGCTCTTGTTAAAGCTCTCCGTGGTGGAGCGCAGACGGTTCAGAGCCTCCATGATAATCAGCAGGCAATGCTGGACTTCGCCAACGTCGCTACTATCGCTTCGCCGGTAACGCTGACAGCGGCCATCCAGTACATCTATTCACGGGCAGCATCAGCCAGACCTTTTTACTTTGGCGGTGGCTTCCTGTCGTGGGATAGTGGAGCGTGGGCCGGTGGCGAAACCGTTGATGTTAATATCCAAACGAGTGCTGACGGTACTAACTGGGCAAATCTATGGACTATGACCCAACTGGTTGCGGCTCCTGCTATGCTGGAGGTCGCAATTCCTCACCACTCAATGACTGCATTACTTAATCTTCCTGTTGGCTTCTGGGTTCCCGCTAATTGCGGCCTGAGAGTTGGCATCATCCAAAATGCAGAGGGCGCAGGGTTCCACGTTGTCAGCCATAAATTCATTGACGGCGTACCTGGAAATTAAGGAGGCCATAAATGGCAATTAGTGAAACGACCAAAGGGGTAGTCTCTGGAGTCGTAAGCAATCGCAAGCAAATCATATCTGGCCTGGAGCTTGATATCGCTACGAGGACGGCTCAGAACGAGGCTGATAAAGCAAGGGTGAATGCTCTCCTGAAAGAGATAGCTTCCCTTGAGGCAGACGTACCTAAACCTACTGTTATGGAGATATATGATGGACGGTAAAAGCTCAGGACTTGTTCTCTGTGAAAAGCCATACACTGGTGGTGTCATACCAACGAAGTTAACTGACCGAAGCCGGATGGGTAATGACGGTGTTTGGACGAATGTGACTGCGGTTCAGCTTCCTAGCGGCTTATGGGTAAACAGTTTTGACGGAACCGCATATATAAGCACGCGTCTTCTGTTGTTTCCAATCTATTATATGAATAGAGAACTTACCATCCATTGGTGGGCAAAACGTAGCGATACTGGAAACACGGATTACTGTTTTGGGTTCTCAACAACAAATGCTGGTCTTTCAATTGTATTGACATCTGGTGCAAGATTAACTGCGGAGAGTAGTGTTAATGGTAATGTTACTACCAGTACAATAATAACTAGTAATACTGAATGGCACTCTTATGATATTACTATCGCTGGTTTGAATATTTATTTTTGTCAAGATAGTGTGGCCGTTGGCTCGGACACGTTTCCCAGTGTGGCTGGGCAGTATTTTGCAATAAATAGAATAGGTGCGGGGTTGTCTATGTACTTTACTGGACAGCAAGCTATCCACCGTATCTACAACCGAGCCTTATCCCCCGCTGAAATACGGGCAATATTCACTCAAGAACGCGCTTTTTTCGGAGTTTAGATATGTCATTAACTCGCGGTTTAGTATTCGAACAGGAAAAGACCTTCGTGGAGCCGGACCATTGCTATGACCGTAGCCGCTTCGGTAACGTCTGCACCGATACTAATATTACTTATACTCGTCTGGCCAGTGGGTTGTATGTAGCCGGGTTTAATGGGAGTACCAGTGAGATTGCTATTGGTGACCTAGGCCAAGATATTCAGACAGTCTGTGCTTGGGTATATCCTGATGATATTACTACTCGGAGTATAGCTGACTTTGATGGGGGAACCCATAGCATTGAGATGGACGCTAGTGGTGACATGACGGCTACCGGATGGTCTACACCGACATTCTTTACTAATGCAGTTGCCGCCGCAGTAGCGATAACATTGTCAGCATGGAACTTTATTGCTGTCACTACCGCCACTCCATTTGCTGGAAGTAGTGTGACGCTAGGTGATGAAGCCTCTTTCTTTGATGGAGACTCCGGTATTTGGAAAATCTACAATCGTGCTTTATCCCCCCAAGAGATAGCCGACCTATTCGAATCTGAACGAAGATTTTTCGGGATGTAATATGACGTTATCGAAGGCACAGCAAAATATGGCCTGCGCCGCGCTATCGATTAAGCGAGGGGAAACCTCTGCGGAATACAGTCCTGACGCTGCTGATATGGCCGCCTCAACGGACGAAGAGACCCTGGCCAAGTGGTGCGGGGCTCCTGCCCAGGAAAGTGACCAAGGAGGTCAATTATGAGCGATGAGCTGGCTTTAACAGCGAGACTCAGTTTCAACAAAGGCGGCGCGAGTGTGACGCGAGCCGTCAATATTACCGTCGATGTCACCGGAGATGCCTACACTCATCAGGTTCAGGCGATACTTCACACTGAAGAGGCCGCCATTGTTGAGGGCGCGGCTATTGGTACGCCGGGGTACGTCTGGATTAAGAATCTATCGGACGATTATTTTGTAAGGGTAGGTATAACTGGAAGTTACACCATCAAGTTGCTACCAGGTCAAGTTGCCATGTTCCCGGCGGCGGCGGCTATCTTCGCAATAGCTGACACCGCAACCTGCAACGTAGAGTACATCATAGTTGAGCTGTAAAGGGGGCCGTTATGGCGAGTAATATTGATGCCATCATCGCCGACGCACGGCAGGCCCTTCGAGACTCTGTGGCCATTGATGTAACCAACGACTTCACGGATAACCAGATGAGGACCATCATCGGCGACGTTGTAGTTGACATTTCCAGCGTATCCCCCCTTCAGGCTGTGGAGACGGCGCTGGTAACATACGGGTCGAAGATGCTTGACATAAGCGAGATTGATGGGTTACTGGAAATTGACCGGGTTGAGTATCCGGTAGGTGGGACTCCGAGGAACTATCATAACTTCAATGTCTTGGACAACGAGACCATCGAGGTTGACATGGGTGGAGCCTTCGGGGATACGGGGTCGGACGGTACGCTTACCGGCACTGTAACATTCGTCTCAGGCTCTGCCACGGTAACAGGGTCTGGCACTGACTTTGACGGAGAACTGGCTACCGAGTATTTCATTAAACCATCGGGCACCAGTCGGTGGTATCGTGTCTTTTCCATTACCGATGACACCACCCTAGTGCTGGAAGAAACGGTAAAGAGCATTGATGCTGGCGTTGATACCGTGGACGCTACCCAGTACCGCGATTACGTGGCGCGTATCTATTGTAATAAGGTGCACACTCTTACCGATGAAACCACGACCCTCAACCCCAAAGAGATACGGGTCCTTGTCCTCGGTGTCGTAGTCAGGGCATCTTATCAGTGGCTGAATGAAGGACGCAATCGGCTCAGTGGGGCCATTGACCGCGTCGACGATATCAATACGGCTGTAGATAATATGGGCGCACGGTTAACCCAGGCTATGGCCGACCTTGCCTCTGGGCGCGAATATATCGTAGCCAAGTACGACCAGGCAGTCGCATCTGTTGACCGTATGGCCAGTGAAATTGAGACGGCTGTGTCGGACCTCACTACTGGCCGAGCTCTGATAGGTGCCAAGCGCACCGAATCGATTACCGCCGTCGATAACATGACCACGATGATTAATCTGGCGGTAGCTGAATTGAGTACCGGCGCCGCCCTGATAGGTGATAAGAGAACCGAGTCCATCGCTTCCATTGATGCGATGTCGGCACAGCTAACGCTGGCAGTCAGTGATGTGGCAGCGGGTCGAGCCCTGATAGGCGATAAGCGCACGGAAACCGTGGCATCTATTGATGCGATGTCGGCAGAAATCACTCTCGCCATTTCCGACCTAAGTACCGGACGAGCCTTAATAGGAGATAAGCGGACTGAGGCAATCGCCGCTGTGACGAAAGTTGGGGCAGAATACACCCTGGCAGTTAGTGACATTGCTGCCGGGCGGGCGTTAGTCGGTGATAAGCGAACGGAAGCCATCGCGGCACTCGCCAAGGTTGAGGCAGAGATTGACCAGGCAGTCGCAGACTTGGATAGCGGGCGGACACAGATTGATGATGAACGTGCTACCGCTCTTTCAGCGGTGGACGATGTCTCTCCCAGAATAGGACAGGCATTGTCTGACCTTGATTCAGCCAGGTCATTTATCAATAAGATTAATATCGGCGGCAAGCCACAGAGCGATTACAGCGGTACGGCTGCGCGAGAGTTACAGGCCGCCAATAATAGTTTGCAGCAGGCAAGCAGTTACCTGAACCTGTCAACCACGTCAGGCCGATACGGGGAATACTCCGCAAGGGACTTACAGGCCGCAAGAGGCTACATTGAAGAGGCTCGCGGGTATCTCAGCTTGGACCAGGAAGTGAATACTCACGGTAATCTTGCAGCTCGAGAGTTTCAAGCTGCTGGTACGGCCATTAATGAAGCCAAGGGGTTTATGGCACTGGACCAAGAGACTGCTGAGCACAGTGGGTTTGCTGCAAGGGAACTACAGGCCGCTTCGGCTCTGCTGAATCAGGCCCGTGGGTATCTCGCTCTTGAAGGCGTCACTGCTGAACACGGAGCCGTCGCCGCAAGGGAATTACAGAATGCGTCAGGCTTGCTCAATCAGGCCCGTGGGTATATGTTTCTGGATGCCGTAACAGCAGAGCATTCGGCCTTTGCGGCCAGGGAATTACAAACGGCTGGTACATATCTCAATCAGGCAAGAGGCTACATGGCGCTGGACCAGGAGACCGCAGAGCATAGCGGGTACGCAGCTCGACAGCTACAGACGGCGGGTTCGATGTTATCCCAGGCCAAAGGGTACATGGAATTGTCTCGGCCAGCTACCGAGTACGGTGTCTATGCTGGCAGGGAGCTATCAAACGCCACTGCGTATCTCAACCAAGCTGGTGGTTATTCCAGAGAGATATCGTCCCAGATTAATATCAGTAGGGCTATCACCGCGATGTCGAATAGCATTGACAGGCAGAACGCGGAGTATCGCTCGGCACTTAAGACTATAGTTAAAAGAAAGATAACGACGACTTACTCAAGGAGTTAAATATGGAGTCACAATCAGGACTGAGAATAACGTGGGGAGCCGAACACTCGGACAAGAATGGTGTTCTTATCTCACGCCAGATTCACCTACTACCTCCAGAGGCTCCCACTTGCTTGAGACTGAACTGTTTATTGTGGTATTTAAGGGGTGCCCTGCTCTATGCTTTAGTGGCAAACTATGAGGAGCGGAGAGTAGCCTATGCGGAGGAGAACCGCCACAAAAAGATACTGGACAGATACAGAACAGGAGAGTTCTTCCCAAAAACTATCTGGCAGGCAATACACGCTAATATTAAACTTACCTGCCCGGTGTGCAGGAAGTATAATGTAGACCCATTAAGGAGGTTATCATGGCGCAAACGCAAAAACCAACAAACTTAGGGTACGGAGAACTTGGAAGGTTCGTAGCCGGTGAAGCCGCTACCTGCGTCAAGTCCATTGTGGGGCTGACCGGCGCGTGTACCGCAGCCGAGGCATCTACCTTTGCCAACCCAGGAGGCGCGACTAAACTTGCAGCCAACGGATTTGTACTGGTAAACGCAGATACCGTAGCTTCCGTACAGACAACTGTGGCCGATGACACCGTACAGGTAGACCACGTCTTTACCGCTTCCGGCGCACAGTCCGTCACTGGCTTTGCCATCGAGAATGACGATGATGATGTGGTGTTTATGGAGTGCTGCTTCGCCGATGCATTGGCTATGGAAACCAGTGATACCCTGACCATCGAGGCCAAAATGCAATTCAAATTGGGTAGTTAGATGATTGAATATCCAAACCCTGACATAGTTCCAACTAAGGTTAAGAATACCGCACTCAAATATGCCTATACTTATATTGTCCAGGAACTTCTAAGGTTGAGGCACAATGAAGAAGGTGCTAAGTTTCGCAACGGTGACATAACAGAAGCCGAATGGCAAACATTCCTGACTGACTGGTTTAGCCCAAGACGACAGATTATAACGGACGATTTGGTGGAGTTAAGGCAGACTATCAAGGATTACGTTATACAGTTTAAGGATAAAATTAGTCTTGAGGACATTCTTAACTAATGGCTACTGAGAACTTTACCGGATACACAGAAGTTGACACAGGCGCAGACCTTACCGTCACTGCTTCTAAAGCTGATGCCAATGACGTGTTAGGCAATGTTGATTGTTATTTATACAAGGATTTTACGGCTAACCATTTCGATGCCCTTGATATAGATTATGAGATTTACATCGAAGACCCTGTAGTTGACCTCGGTTTTGGTGGGCCTGGTCTTGCTAATGCTGTTGGGACTCCAGGCGGTACTGCTGATTGGGCTGCCACTGACCCTTATGCTGCCACGTTCCACCACTCAAATGGTAGTGTTTATTTTCGATTGATGAAAGGTGATGATACAGGCGAAGATGACTACATAGCCTCAAAGGATACACTTTACTATTGTACACTGTCCAGGGCTGCTGGGAACGACACTGTATCCTTGTTAATCTATTCCAATTCGGCACGAACTACGCTATTGGATACGCTGTCTGTATCTGGATTTGGTACAACTAAGTGGCGATATTGCTATGCTTTTGCAGCTATTAAATCCGGTACTACTCGGGAGTGGGATGGTTATGTCCAGAACCTCAGTTGGCATGAGAAAAGTGATTATGACGAATCGTGTTCGGTAATAATAGGAGTAAAGACAGCCGCAAGTCGGTTATCTGCCATGGAGAGGGCAAGCGCGGTTATCGTTGGAGTTCTTGCATCTGCCTCTAGGGTGTGGGGGGACGTGAAAGCATCTGCTGTCGTCATAGGAGTTCTTGCATCTGC